GCAGGACCTGCTCGCGGTCAGCGACGCTCAGATCATGAGCTGGTTCGACCAGCGGCTGGTCAGGGTCCAGTTCGTCAGCGACTGGCAGGTCGGCAGCGGCGACTTCCCCGGCCAGGCCACCGCCCGGACCGCGTGGCCGGCCGCCGTCCAGTTCCTCATCTACGCCGCGGGCACGTTCGTCCTCGGCAACGGGCTGGACCTGGACCTCGGCGTCGTCCGAGACAGCGTGCTCAACGCCCGCAACGACCACACCGCAGCGTGGACCGAAGAGTGCCACCTCGTGGCGCGCATCGGTCACCTCTCCCGCGTGGTCACGGTCGACTTCACCGTCGACGGTACCACCGGCGCGGCCAACCAGGACGGGGTGGCGCTGGTCTAGTCGACTAGGCCAGCCGATCCCATGGACCACGGCACGACTGAGGGAGGCACGAGATGGTGATGACTGGTGGCCGCAACCTGGTCGCCGCTCCCACCCGTACCCCCCTCAGTTACGGCCTCTTCTCGGTTTCACAGACCCCGGTCGAGACCGACGAGCACTGGCAGATGGGCGTCCGGTTCGAGCCGGACGCCTGCACGCCCGCTCAGGTCACGATCGAGGTCTGCCCAGCGACCGGTTCGCCGGAGGCCAAGGTGCCGACCGGCGTCTGGGAGACCCGGGCCGCGAACCCGTTCACGGTCTACTCGATGCCGGTGTGCGGACCGGTCGGCAACTGGGACGAGTACGAGGCCCGGGTCGTAGCCGCGCTCACGAACGGCGAGGCCAGGGCCGTCGAGTTCGAGTTCTGGACCGGCACCCGGGGTACGCTCCCCCACCTCGCGGAGGACACCGGGGTCACCGGGAGCCCGTTCCCGGGGACGGTCGAGATCGAGCAGACCGCGGCGGTCACTATCACGGGCTCACCGGTCGACATCGTCGAGGGCGTCGGGCTGCTGGAGGGTGCGCTGGCCGAGTGTTACGGGCACGAGGGGGTACTACACGTTCCGCCCGAGGCACTGGCCCACCTGACCTCGCAGACCCTCGTGACGAAGGACGGAGTCCGGTTGCGCTCCCCGGCTGGCCACCTCGTGGCGGCCGGGGCGGGCTACCCGGGCACAGCGCCAGACGGGTCCGGTCCGACCGGTGGAGTCTTCTGGTTGTACGCGACCGGTGCGGTCGCTGTACGGCGGGGGCCGATCCAGGTCACTCGACCACTGGTGGAAGCCCTCGACCGTGCCCGCAACGACGTCGTACTGGTTGCCGAGCGGACGTACGTGATCGGCTGGGACTGCTGCCACTTCGCGGTCCCGGTCCGACTGGGCGGTATCCCGACCGGAGCGGTCGGAGGGAGCAGCTGATGGCTACCGAAGAGCACTTCCACGACGCGCACGACAAGCTGTACGGGAAGCCGACTCTCCGTCGGCTCACCCGCTACGACGGGACACCAGAGGACGCGGTGGGCGCCGCAGAGGCGGTGGTGCAGGCGGCTCCCGGCCTGTCTGCGCCACCGCCCCGTACCGGTTCCGGCAGTGGTCGGGACGCGCAGGCCGCCTACGCGACCGACGTTCTCGGTCTGACCGTCACCGACGACATGGGTCGGGACGAGATCGCCGACCTGATCGACGAGCACACGAAGGAGTAAGCCATGGCGCAGCCGACCCTGTGCGCGGCACCCATCCAGGGCACGCGGATGCGGATCGTCCGTCTGAACGAGTGCGGCGTGCCCGTCACGGGCGTGGGCAACCAGGTGGTGACCGACGGCTTCGTGCAGGTCGGGGTGACCCAGCAGTACGAGGACGGCACCGAGTACCAGCTCCGCAAGGCGAACGGTGAGTTCTGCGTCAACGACGTGGGGCCCGACCAGTTCCGCCGCGTCGACCTCGCCGTCCAGTTCTGCGCAGTCGACCCGGACGTCGTCAACCTGATCACGGGCGTGCCGGTGGTCGTGACCGGCGCTCCGGCGACCGGGACCGGCTTCTGGGTCACCGAGGGCTCGGTCACCCAGCGCTTCAGCCTGGAGGTCTGGCAGAAGGTCAGCGGCCAGGCCTGCGGTGCGGGCGCGGTCCAGAACCACGTGTACTGGGCCTTCCCCAACGTGGGCGCCGGCCGGTTCAACGACTTCACCATCCAGGACGACGTGCTGGAGTGGAGCCTCTCGGGCAAGTCGGGTATCGCGAGCCCGCTCTGGGGAGGTGGTCCGACCGCGGTCGACTGGATCAGTGCCGTGCCACCCAACGCCCACTTCGGCTTCAACATCGCGGCCTTGCCCCTGCCGGTGATCACCGGCTGCGGTTCGGTCGCCCTGTAGTCGTGTGTACGGCTACCTCTGCGAACCGTGGCCGTTCGACGACGATTCGTGCTGTGACTTCATCGAGCTAGGCATCGCGCCGGCCGTCACTGGGCTCGCCCTCGAAGCGGCTAGCGAGGCGCTGTGGCTGGCGACTGGCCAGCGCTTCGGAAACTGCGCGGTCACGCTCCGGCCCTGCCGACGGGACTGCACCGACCAGTGGCCACCAGACTTCCTGTGGAGCGACGGTATCGTTTGGAACCACTGGGGGTACCCGTGGCCGGCTCTGGTCGGTGGCGTGTGGTTGAACCTCGCCTGTGGTAACTGCGCAGGCGAGTGCTCGTGCACGAGCTTCAGCGAGATCCTACTGCCGGACCCGGTGCACGAGGTCGTCTCGGTCACGCTGGACGGTTCCCCGCTCGCTAGCGGGTCGGACTACCTCGTGTACGACCACCAGCGCCTCGTTCGGGTCGGGGCCGAGTGGCCACGCTGCCAGAACTACGAGGTGACCGGTGGCCCGGGCACGCTGCTCCTCGAGGTGAAGTTCGGAGAGCCGGTTCCGGCTCTCGGGCAGCTGGCGGTTGCGAAGTACGCCTGCGAGCTCGCCAAGGCGTGCGCTGGGCTGGAGTGCGAGCTGCCGCCGTACGTCACCCAGGTCACCCGGCAGGGCGTCACGTTCACGCTCGACCCGGTCAAGCTCCTCGACAGTGGGCTGACCGGGGTGCTGCTGCCCGACCTGTTCATCCGACGGTACAACCCCCGGGGCCTGATGGACCGGGCGCGGGCGTACTCACCGGACCGACCGCCACCGCGCATCGTGGGGTGACGCGGTGGACGGCCGTCTCTACGATCTCGCGGCGTACCTACTGGACTGCGCTTGCACGCGCCTCGGGGCGCGCTGCCCGACGAGGCACTGCGTGGTCCCAGGGCTCGAGCCCTCGATCGAGAACTGCTGCAGCGGTGACGCCGGTGGACAGCTGACCGTCAGCGTCGTCCGTCGCTACCCGTCGAGAACGTTCCCGATCCCGGACTTCAACACGCCGCGCAACTGCGCGGCGCCGTTCATCGTCGTGGTCTACCTCGTGACCGTCGCCCGGTGCGCGCCGGTCGGGGTGAACGGTCGGCCACCCACCTGTGAGCAGCTCGACATCGCGGCCCAGGAGGCCATGCTGGACATGGAGCAGCTCTGGGACGGGGTCGCCTGCTGCTTGAACGACACGCCGGCGATGGACACCCTCGTCGGGCCGGGGCCGCACAACTGGACGTACGGTGACCAGCTCACGGTCGGACCCGAGGGTGGGTGCTCGGGCTCGACGCTGCAGGTCCTTGTCGGCTACCCGCCGTGCCTGGAGTGCCCGTGACGGTCGAGGTCAACCGTGGCGCGATCTCTCGGATCTTGCACTCCACCGGCGGGCCGGTGGGCAACCGGCTGTACATCACCGGGCTGAAGGTGCACAACGATGCCAAGCGGCTCTGCCCAGTAGATAAAGGCCGCCTGAGGTCTTCCATTCAGGTCACCCGGCCCGTCCCTCGCGGAGCGGACCAGCTTGTAGTTAGAGTAGGCACCAACGTGCGGTACGCGCTCTTCGTCCACAATGGTACGAGGTACCTGCGGGGCCGCCCGTTCCTCAGCACCGCACTTGCTAGGGAGATCACATGACGGAAGAGATCCAAGACTTCAGCAGGGCAACACCTACCAAGAAGGCCCCCGACACGATCAAGTTCAAGATCGACGGGGACGTCTTCGAGGCGGTGCCCCTCGTCGGCGCCGGCATCATCAGCGAGATCACGGACGTGAGTGAGTTCGCTCCGCTGCTGGACCTGGACGCTGACCACGCCACGCAGCAGCAGGTCGTGCAGCTGATGGCCGCCAACCAACGGCTGAACGCCAGGCTGATGGCGTTCCTCGACCAGGTGCTGCTGCCGGAGTCGGCGCAGCGCTTCGCTGACCGGCTCCGGTCGGTCACAGAGCCCATCGACCTGTACCAGGTGCAGGACGTCCTGCGATTCTTGATCGGCAGGTACAGCGGCCGCCCTACCGAGCCGTCGTTGTCCTCGCAGAATGGGCACGACGGAACCACCACGAGTTCGACGGCTGGTGCGCCAGCCGAGGCGTAGACCCCGAGGAACTGGCCTACCACCGGTACCTCAACCTCATCTATTTCAGAGTCGTCCAGAACCTCGATAAGGAAGACCGAGAGAAGTTCGAAGCGCTCCTCAAGGAAGACACTGTGGTCCACATGTTCACAGTCGACGGTCAGCCCAAGCCGAGGAAGGTTCCATCGTGGTGGAAGGGTGACGAGGACGCTGCCGCCAGTTCTATCCAGGCCGCCCGCGAGATGGGCTTCGTCGTGGGGCAGGTGAACTAGTGTCGTTCGCGTCCGCGGGTGCCGGTCCCATCGCCTCGGCGTTCGTCGAGGTCGTGGCCGACACCCGCAGCGCGGACCAGACCATCGACGAGTTCATCCGTCGGATGAGCCGGATCGACGACGCTGCCGCCGACGCTGGGTCTGGAGTCGCTCGGGCGTTCCGAGAGGCCTCGAGTGACTCGCTCCGGGCGCTCGAGACGATCCAGACTGGGTTCACCGGGGTCGACGACGCGGCCAGCCAGGCTGCCAGTGGCATCGATGACGCGTTCTTCAACGCGGCCCGGTCCGCCGCCGGGGCGTTCGTGGACCTCGCTCGGGCGGCCGGCCGGGCCGGGGTGAACATCGCTCGGGAGATCGGGAGCGCGATCACCAACGGCCTGCGCACCGCTGTCCGTGGAGCAGCCGAGTTCATCCAGACCACGCTCACCTCGGCGGCGGCCACCGCTGGTGTCGGGATCGCGATCAGTCTGACCAAGGGCTTCCAGCGCCTCACCACTATCCAGGACTCGACCGCGGCCCTGGCGATCAGCCTCGGGGACAGTGCTGCTGCGGCCGAGCTGCTCGCCGACGTCCTCGAGGTGGTGCGGGGCACGCCGTTCAACCTGGACCAGTTCGCCCGGGGCGCGCAGATCATGTCCGCCATGGGCATCGAGGCGGGCAAGATCCCGGGCATCCTGACCGCGATCGGCGAGGCCGCGGCGACCCAGGGCGGGCGGGCTAACGAGGTCGCGGAGCGGCTGATCTTCGCGTTCGGTCAGGTGAGCTCGACGGGCCGGATCATGGGTGACGACATCCTGGCCTTCAGCGAGGTCGGGGTCAACGCTCTGGCGATCCTGGGCAACCACTTCGGGGTCACCACCGAGGAGATGCGCAAGATGGTCTCGGACGGGGCCGTTCCCGCCCAGGAGGCGATCGACGTCCTCGCCGACGGCATCATCAACGGCTCGACCGGCATCGCCGGCGCGACCGTCGCCCTGGGCGGCACGATGGAGCAGCTCCGCCAGACCCTCTCCGGTTCGCTCGGCGGCCTCTCCGCAGCGTTCGCCCGCTTCGGCGCCAGCATCATCGAGCCGTTCAGCGGCGCGCTCACCACAGCGTTCACCACGGCCACCGAGGTCATCGACGCCATCGGCGAGAAGGTCGAGGGGCTGGGCACCACGTTCGCCAAGAGCGAGTTCTTCACGGCCCTCATCGGGTTCCTAGAGCGGGTCCCGGACCTGATCGACCCGGTGCTCGAGGGGCTGGACTCGCTGAAGGGCATCCTCATCCCGCTGGCCGGCGCCGGGGCGGGCGCCGCGCTCACTGCGATCTCGTCCGCGCTGGGGCCGCTGGGCGCGCTGATCCCACGCATCAGCCCGCTGGCCGGCTTGCTGATCGGCATCGTCGCGGCGAGCGAGCCACTCCGCAACGCGTTCTTCGGGCTGGTAGAGCGGGTCATCGAGCTGGGCAAGAGCCTGTTCGACCAGTTGCAACCGGTCCTCAACAGCATCACCCCGTTGCTAGAGCACTTCGGTACCATCCTGATCGATCGGGTGGGTGACGCGCTGGAGCTGATCGCGCCGCTCATCCAACCGCTCGCTGACGTGCTCTTCGTCCTCCTCGGTGCGGTACTGCGGATCGGACAACCGTTCCTGGACCT